ATCTGAAGTTTCCACCAACCGCCATAACCTCCGGTATAAATAGATGTCTTGTTCTTATAATTCATAAGATCAACAAACCTTTGGAGAGGGTCAGTTTCTGTATTTTTAATAATTGCCGTTTCATGGTTGCCATAACCAATCCAGGCAATGTTTTTAGCGTATGGACTCCACCAATCAACTGCTGTTTCAATTACAGCGTCTAAATAATTGTGTACGTTATGCTCAGGTCTAATGTCCTTTTTATTTCTACGAGGATCCCACTTACCCTGCATTAAACAGAAAAAATCGCCATTAATAACGATTCCCATATCTTCTTCAAGAGCTATATCTAAATGCCTTTTTAATATATCTCTTTTGCACTTTGGGTTATCCCAATGGACATCGGATATCATAAGCCATTTCTTGTCAGAAGAGCATTCTGTAATCAGAATGTTTTTATTTATCTTGGTTGTAAGCATTGTATACCTCGTTACTTTTTAATAGAGTGAAATATTCAGAGAAGGTGTTGTATGGTTGGTCTATAATTAACGGCTCATCAGCACCTACTATGTACAACAAAGTTCTATTGCCAATAGCAACAGAACCATTTTCTTTAAACTCAACGTCAGCCTGTATGGCTACTATTTTAGTTACATCAAAAATTATTGGAATAGAATCGCAATAAAGTTGAGCAGATCCTGAAATATCCTCTTCATTATTCCACACTACACAAATTGTACTGCATAATGTCGGCAGAGGAGTATCATCTTTTTTTTTCTTTTTCCAGAACATAGAAGCTATTTTCTGTAAAAATACAAAAAACCCCCTTCGGTTTGAAGAGGGTGTTTTAAGTTTAGAATGGTAAATCGTCTTCCGATTCTTCTTTATTGGTTGGCTGTGCATTCGATTCAGCGTGTATTGGTTCTGCTTTACTGATTTGTTCTATCTTCCACACTTTTAAGGAGTTGTAAACATTTCCGTTATACTCCCTACCCTCTACGTTAAAATGGCAATCAATAACATCTCCAACACTAAATGGGTCAATCAAAACTGATTTGTCATTGATGAGCTGAAATTCAATTACTGTTGGGTACTTGTCCGCTGTCTCAATAACGAATTTACGAATTGCAAACTTTGGAGTTTTTTGCTCGGTACTCCCTACCGACTTAATTTTTCCTTGAATATTCATGATTTTTAAATTTTCACAAATATATAATTTATTTTGTACGCTTTATTATATAGTTTTCAACATATGATTGTCAATAGTGTTTATAAAAAACTTTTGGATTCTAATGCAAAAATGTATTTACTTTGCATTATAAACACAACAACATCATGGAAATAGAAAAAAACATTCCAATACCTAACACATCAGGTCGAGGCAGAAAGACTGAATATAGTTTGCCTGATATGGAAGTGGGTGATTCTTTTTTCGTCAAGGGTGAGAATAGTAAGTATTTATCTAAGATATTCTACCAAAGAAAGAAAAAGAACTACAAACTAACTGCAAGAACCTACCCGGATGGAGTAAGGATTTGGAGAAAAGCGTAATTTTATTACCTTTGTTTTGTTGGAGTAGAGGCCGACAAAAAAAAACAAACATTAGCCCTGTTGAATAGGTGAGTCCTCTACCTCCCTGTTCTTCGGGGCGTTTTTTTTATAGAAATATGAAATATCAAGAAGATGAAAGGGAAGAATACTTCCATGAAAGTAAGTATGCCGTAATAACTGTGGCAATACTTAAAGATCCTAGAATTACCATACAGCAAAAAGTTTTATTATGCTTTATACAAGCACTTTCAAATTCAAAGGGTTATTGTTTTGCCTCCAATAAATACTTGGCTGATTTAATTGGAGTTAAAAAAGATAGCGTTACAAAAATGCTTCAAAAATTAGAGGATTATGGTTTTATTGGGAGGGTTGTTAAAATTGACAAAGATGGCATGGTTACATTTCGTTCAATTGTAGTATTTGAAAACCCAATTGACAAGAATACCCTCCCCTCCCATGAGAGGGGGGGTACACTCTCACGGGATGAGGGGTACGCTCCAGCAGGATTGGTATATAATATAGATAATAATATAGAAGATATTAATAATAATAATATTATGCCGGCAAAGAAAAAAAAGAAAGATTTTGTACCTCCCACATTAGATGAAGTTAAAATATTTTTTAGAGAAAATGGATATACAGAAGAAATATCAATGAGGGCATTTAAACATTACGAGGAAAATGATTGGAAGGATACTTACAACAACAAGGTGTTAAATTGGAAAAGTAAGATGAGAAACAATTGGTTTAAGGATCAATATAAAATACAAGAAGTCAGACTAAAGGTGAGGACAGCTTTTGGAGACATAGTTGAAATATCAAAGAATCAATATGACTCAGCAGAACCAGGATACTTTAAACAAATATAACAATGGACAACTATCAAAAACTATCTGCACTTGGTATAGAGTGTAAAAACATAACGGCACAACAAAAGGTAAACTGTCCGTTCTGCAAGGACATTAGGTCCAACAAGAGAGACAAGTCATTAAGCGTAAATGTAGAGTTGGGGGTGTATAAGTGCCACTACCCAAACTGCGAGGCGTTTATGGGTAAGAGTGTATCTACATTCGAAAGAAAGCCTGAGTACATACTTCCGGTGTCTAAACTTCAAAAGGTTAGCGACAAAGTTTTGTCATGGTTTGAATCGAGAGGAATATCCAACAACACGCTCCTGCAATTTAAAGTTACAGAGGAGGATGCCTTCTTCCCTCAAGTCCAAGAAAATCGAAAGGCGATATGCTTTAACTACTTCAGAGGACCGGATCTCATTAACATAAAATACAGGGATGCAGCCAAGAATTTTAAGATGGTTAAGGATGCGGAACTCATCATGTATAATTTGAACTCAATAGAGGGTTATAATTGGTGTGTAATTGTCGAGGGGGAGATGGATGCCTTATCAATGCATGAAGCTCAAATTTACCCTGTCGTAAGCGTTCCTAATGGGGCAACGAAGGGTAACCAAAACCTTAAATACCTCGACAACTGCATTGACCATTTTAATGACAAGGAAAAGATAATTATTTTCACAGACAATGACTCATCTGGAATTTCTTTGAGAGAGGAGTTAGCTAGGCGTTTAGGAAAGGAAAGGGTTTGGTATATAAACCCAATAGAGGGGTGTAAGGATGCTAACGATATTCTAATCAATTATGGAGTAGAGGCAATTCAAAAAGTAGTTGCAGAGAGTTACCAAGTGCCAATAGAAGGAATAGAGAAAGTACACGATGTAAAAGATAAGATACTTGATATATACACGAATGGGTTTCCACATGGTCTGAAGGTTGGTTTTTCTGAGTTTGATGATAACATGAGTTTTAGAGGTGGCGAATTTACAATAATAACAGGTACTCCAAACGCAGGAAAGTCAACTTTTCTGAGCAATATACTTGTCAGACTAGCCTCAAAGCATGGCTGGAAGATAGCCATGTTCTCTCCCGAAAAACAGCCTACAGAGATTTTATTCTCAGAACTAGCTGAGATATATATTGGCAAGTCATTCTCATCCTACAATCAAATACTAAAAATGTCAAGAGAAGAGTTGCAGAAAGCCGAAGACTTTGTAGATGAGAACTTCTTCTTTATGAAAATTGACGAAATAGATGTCACCATTGATGGTATACTTGCCAAGGCATCTGAGTTGGTTCAAAGGAATGGTATAAACTGTCTAGTAATTGACCCCTGGAATTATGTCGAACATAAGTATGAGAGAGGAACTAATGAGACGCAATACATTTCTGAGGCTCTTACGAAAATCAAAAGGTTTAAAGATAGATTTGGTGTCCATGTGTTCGTAGTCGCTCACCCAACCAAAATTAGAAAAGAGAACGGATCTTATGTTGTGCCTACTCTTTATGACATCGCAGGGTCTGCACACTTCTTCAACAAATGCGACAACGGATTTGTAGTGTATAGAGACTACGGTACCGGTCAAACTAAGGTGTATGTTCAAAAGATTAGATGGTCTTTCATAGGGAAAGTGGGGGATTCAAACTTCATGTATGATGTGGCTTGTAAAAGATTTACTAGCATTATGGATGATAAATACTCTTTTAATCCTATAAGTGATTACGAACTAATACAAGACGATATTACATACGATGAAAATATACCATTCTGATCCGGCACTACAACTAGCATTAAGACAATTGGCAATAACGAAGTATAAAGATGGTGAATTGATAGGGTCTAAAGAAGACTTTTTAGAGAACATTGAAGCTGTTTATATCTCTGTTAATAAAAAATATGATAAAATTTTAGAAGTTTTATTTGCATTTTGTGAGAAAAATGTTAGATATTTGCGAAAGCATAATTTGATAGAACAAAAAGTAAACGAAGAAGTAATACTAAAGGCAAAGAAAAGAACTTGTAGAGAGTTGGGATTATCAAAACCAGACGCAAGTGAAAAGTACCAAACGAAATACCTTCAGAACCTTTACAAACTTGTTTATTGGGAGTTCATCAAATCACACACACTGGAAGAAATAAAAAATAAATTCAACAAACTATGAAAACAAAATCAATCCATTTTCTGGACATATTGGAATATGTGCCGGATGCAAAGAAGAACCAATTCATCTCTGACTTGGTTATTTACGTTCCACACATTCAGGCTGAAGCTGAAAAGTACAAAAATATTGTTCATGATGTAAACTTTGGAAAAGAACGCACATCCTACATTGAAACCATGCGTAAAGTAAGCAACTCAATTTGGAATAGTGACGATAGCACAAGAAGAAATTTGAGAAACATCCAATCTCGTCAAATGCTTTATTACTTCTTATACAACACCCTACCATTGTCATACATGGATGTAGGAGGATACTTTAACAAAGATCACTCTACTGTTATACATGGCATCAAGAGATTTACCTCTGACATGGAAACGTCTTTAAGGACAAGATTAATGGTTGAGTTCTTTGTAAGTAAAATGGAAGAGAATGGTTACAGACAGCCAAGAAGAGCATATGATTTATTAATGAATAACATTGAAGTTTATGGAAATAACAATCAATAAGCCACACAGCACAACATTTGAATTTGAAGGGGAATGTTTCTTAGACATGAAATATTCATTTACCCTTACAAAAGTAGTAAACGAGTTAGGCACACATTATTTTGTATCAGCTCATCCTCACTCCTCTGAGACTAATTGGGAAGACTGGAACAATGCGAAGCAGAATGTGATTGAAAACATAATAAAAAAACACTTCGAACAAAATGGAGCAGAATAACACACAAAATGTAAAAGTCAATTACGAATACAAGCAGTCTGAAATAATTACAGAGGTTCTTTCGGACATTAAAAAAAGAGAGACGAAAGGGTTCTTACAATACGGAACTACAGTAGACCGGAATGACTATGACCTTAAAATGTGGTTACAAGAAGCCTACGAGGAATGCCTTGATATGGCTGTGTATTTAAAAAGTGCCATTAATAATATCAACAAAAAATGAGATACGGATCAGTTTGCTCAGGAATAGAAGCGGCCACAATGGCTTGGCATCCATTGGGATGGGAGGCTAAATGGTTTTCTGAAATAGAGCCTTTCCCATCAGCTGTGCTACAGCACCATTACCCTGAAGTTCCCAACTTGGGAGACATGACTTTAATTCACTCAAATCCTATATTTAATGAAACAACTATCGATGTTCTCGTTGGAGGAACTCCCTGCCAATCATTCTCAGTCGCAGGTCTCAGAAAAGGATTAGAAGATCCAAGAGGGAATTTAATGTTAACATTTTTATCTTTAATTGATAAGAAGAAGCCTAAATGGATTATATGGGAAAACGTGCCTGGTGTTTTGTCTACAAATAAAGGAGAAGATTTCAAATGTTTTTTAGATGGATTAGAAGAAATTGGGTACATTTGTGATATTGATATACTTGATGCACAATTTTTTGGTGTACCACAAAGAAGAAGGAGGGTATTTGTATGCGGACAAAACAGAGAAGATTTACTAAACTCGAAGACGAGTTTATCAGCATTAACTATTCTACAATGCCTTGTAGAGATATTGCACAGCATTTACAGAGAAATGTTGCCTCTATTAGGAAAAGAGCCTCTAAAATTAGAGCAACAAAACCTCTCAAAAGATGGTGTCTTGAGGAGGATGAAATTATTCGGAATAATTACGGAAAAATGCAATTACAAGATGTTGCAAAACACCTTAATAGAAGTATTTCAGAAGTATCCTCTAGAAGCAAAATACTTGGTATCAAAACCTGGAGAAAACAAAGAGCCGGTTATCACAGTGGAAGACCTATTGATGGGTTCAATGGATCAAAGCCAATTTACACTCACAGAAGAGTCGCTGAAGAGTTCATTGGAAGACCTTTACGAAGTGATGAAATTGTACACCACATCGACTTTGACAAGTCAAATAACACAAGACAAAATTTATACATTTTCAAAAATAGGTCAAGTCATAGGAAGGCTCATATGTCGTTTGAGCGAATCGTCCCCACGCTCGTCAAAAGCGGTATTATCTTTTTTAACACTACAACAGGAAATTACGAATTATGCAAGACAAACAAATAGCAACCTTTTTGAACAATTGGAAGGGATTTACTCATGGAATGATATCATTTCAGAAACCAAACATTTCAACGAAATTATCGGATATTTTGGAACAAGAGAACATCTCATCTCGTTTTTATTTGAGTCAGAGAGCCTGTGCAGGAATATTGCGGAGAGCAGAAGTAAGAGGGAAAAAGTTACCCGAAAGATTGAGGCAAGCATTGTTGATAACAGTGAATCAGGAGCATGGTGGGATGGAGGACAAACAGCAGCTAGTCTAACTACTCGTTGCCATGACCAATATATGCCTGATAAGGGGCATTTCTCTGCTGTAATTCAAAGAGAAGAGAGTAAGTCCATTTGCTTTAAAGTACGAGGCGGTGTTTCTGAGAATTCGGGAAGTCAAGGAGGTGTCCCTGGTAAGTCAGCAGGAAAAGGATACCTTGGAAGTGAAGAGAAGGCTTTTACTATAGCAACTTCACCGGATCAATGGTTGTTTGAAAATAAAAGTATTGCCGTTGATATGTACAACATGAGTGTCAACGAGCGTACATCTCAAACCATCTCATCTTCTGCATCGGATATTAACCACACCGGAGGTACAATTCAAAACTCGAGGGTCAGAAGACTAACTCCTGTAGAATGTGAGAGGTTACAGGGATTTCCTGATAATTTTTCAAACATAGCATACAGAGGTAAATCAGAATCACCTGATGGTCCTAGATATAAAGCTCTTGGAAATTCTATGGCTGTACCTGTAATGGCTTGGATAGGTCAAAGAATACAAGAGGTTCAAAATATTTTAGAAAGTAAATAATGAAAACATTAAATAGTTTAAGCGGTGGAAAAACAAGTTCATATATTGCCGTACATTACCCGGCTGATTACAATGTATTTGCATTGGTTACTACTACCGATAAAGAATGCCTTTTTCCTGACGAAGGAATTAGAAAAATAGTCTCTGATAAGATTGGAAGAGAGTTCATAGGTACTCTAGAAATGGATGAGATTATATACACCATCCTTGACTTAGAACAGTACATCGGAAGCAAGATAGACTGGGTTGTAGGTAGGCCATTTGATGACATAATTAAGAGAGGTGAGAAAATATACTTACCCAATAAGGTACAGCGTTTCTGCACGATTGATATGAAACTCAAGCCAATTATGTCCTTTTGGTATGAAAACATAAGAGAGCCAATTGAGATGAGAATCGGATTTCGAGCAAACGAGATGAGGAGAGCAAAGTCTATGCTTGAGCGTACAGAAGATGATGGGTTTGTGCATGACAAGTTTATTGTAGGAAAGCACCCTAGCGGAAAAAACAAGTGGGAAAAAATGAAGTACCAAACTCCAAGATTCCCTCTCATCGAAAATGGGATATTCAAGGATGAAATAGAAGAGTATTGGAAAGACAAGCCGGTTCGGTTTGCATACATGAACAATTGTGTCGGCTGCTTTCACAGAAACCCAATCCTACTCAAACACATGGCAAATAAATCACCCAATAAATTTGAGTGGTTTTGCAAGCAGGAAAGAAACCAGGGGTATGAAAAAAACAACGGAGGATTCATAACCGGTATGTCGTATGATGACATATTGAAAACAAAGCTCCAAATAGAGCTATTTGACGATGATTTTAACGATTGCGACTCAGGTTATTGCGGACTATAAAATAATTAAATAATGACGATAAAATTAACAGAATCAGAAGTACACTTCTTAAGAACTATTGCCTCAACAAGGTCCTACTTTAGCAGGGATAATAATGTAGTAGACCAAAAGTTTGCCTCGGGAAAATCAGGGTTTGAAATCGACTTTGATGGATGTTTATCTGAGTACGCATTCTGCAAGTGGCATAACATTACATTTAGCCTAGCAGATACTCCAGGACAGCCTGACTGTGTTTATAAAAATTTAACC